ACCTAATCGTCTAGTACCTTGTTCAAAAGTATATGACTTGACGTTTAGTTATAGTGGTAAAAAAGAGTATCTGCCTTTTGTGGATAAAGCTATCAAACTAGGCATGCGTATTGCAGTTGTATTTAGATACAAAGATATCATTCCCAAAACTTTCTTAGGTATGCAAGTTGTAGATGGAGATGATCACGATTTACGATACACAGAACCTATGGGAGTAGTATCTGCCTTGTATGCTAAAGGCGATGCAGTTCATAATGACAATGGATTTGTTGTGGGAGAAAGGAGAGTAGCATGACAACAGTAGGAGATTTATTAAATATGTTTGATTTGCATCAACGTTTATGCAAGTTATCAAACATGAGATCGCTAGACTTTGAAGATTTTACTTTAGTATTTATACAAAGTAATTACACAAATGTACAAGCGAATGCATTTAAACATTTAACCAAGTTGGTTAAAAATGACTAACAAGTTAACTCATTTCCAAAAGATGGATAGACTTAGAAGTTTATATGTTAGACATTGTGAGAAGTTTGGAAAGTTAAGCAAAGAAAGATACTTAGGTGTTTTAGATGGTCTAGATTTAGCAATGGAGTTAAATGAGAGCATTCAAAACTTTGAGAAGGATTTACGTAATGGTAAAAAGAATTAATCCTGTTGCAAAGGCTATGGCACACAATCGCAAGAGAAAACAGATTGTGCCTAACAAAAAGAAGTATAGTCGCAAGAGGGATAATACAATTCCATCAACCAATAACATGAAAGGAGGTTATTATGGAATTAAACAACAAACAGACTCTGAAGACACTTAGAGAGTTTATAGATAAAGCACTACAAGACATGAGAGGGCATAATCAAATCATTATGTCTAGCATGTATCATTTTGAATTAGGCAGTTGTACATATGAAAGAGATGGATCAAATGCTACATTCAAACTTAATGTAAGAGTAAAAGGTGCTAAGACTAGAGAAGAAAAGCAGCTAAAATCTTTTGCTGACTTGGATGATATTGATATCAACAAGACATGGACAGAGGGAACAAGGAAGTTCAAGCTATGTGGATACAACACAAAAGCACCAAAGTTTCCTTATCTAATGAAGGATATCAATTCAAGTGGATCACAGACCTACAAGATTGCTACATCTACTGCAAAGAGATGGTTTCCTAGTGACTCTGTGGTTACTGCATTATAATATTAACTATGGTAGGATACAATCACGTGTCCTACCTCTCATATACAGAAAGGAATTATTATGAGAAATTTAACTTTAGACGCAGTCTACGACATGGTAGACTCATTATCAGAGAGAAAAAGACCATGCGACATAAACGATGTTCTTAATTACAAAGTTTGGTCAAAAGGTAGACAAGACTACATCAGACTTGGTGATCATTACATCGAGCATTTATTACGTAAGATTGTTAAACAGACAGAGGAGCATCATGACAAGGTGGCTAGACTTGAAGGTATCATCAAAGAAAAAGATGAAATTATAGATAAGTATGCCACAGAAGAACATAGATGGAGAAAAGCATACCATGACAACTTTAATATAAAAGGTTGGCGTTATATGTTCTGTGATATACCTAACAAACCAATAGGTAAAATATTTGTTAGAATGCTCAAGAAGTATCTCAACAAAGAGAGTTACAAGATACGTGTCAAAGGTCAATATCTTGATGACGAGACTAAGAAGACAGAAGGTTGGAAGAAGTATGAGTTCGGTCAACCTATCGGCAAGTCTAAGTGTTTACGTGTATATGTGGATAAGGTATGAGTATTATCTTAGACAACACAGTAAATGCCAAGTGCAAAGAGTGTGGCAAGGAGTGCAGAGCTAGTGAGATGTATATGTTTCACAAGTTTCTGTACTGCTTTAAATGTTCAATCAAAAGATTAAAAGATGAAAGGAGATTTTGATGGCTAAATCAAATATTGTAATTAAAAATATAAAGTTAACTGTAAGTCAAGAGGAGTTGGATTTGATTACAGATTCTTTAAATTATTATGTTGAGACTATGGAAACTGGTAATGATGAATTATCTTTACGGACTATAGATGTAGGTAGGATACCTTTCTACAAAGTAGATAAAGGTCTTTGTCCTGACATGAGAAAATGGTACATAAAATATACTAGACTAGCAACTCAGTTGAATAGACTGAATAATAAATTAACTTGTGTGGATAAGTTACATTGGAGAGGCACACATCAACAATTAGCGAGGGCAAAATGACTTGGGTATTGTATGTATTATTCATGGCAGAAGATCGCACTCTGCAGCATATAGCAGAGAAAAAGTTCTTTGAAACAGAACAAGCATGTTATCAACACTACAATAATCACAAAGCTAGTATTGATAAAAGTATCTACGAGATCATACGACCAAGAATAAATAAAGCTGAAATATTGCATGTTGGTTGTATGCCTACAACTGCAAAGATGGAGATCAAGTAATGAAAGAAGAAGGTAAGCCATATATTGTCACATACTGTGACGTTATCTATGCACACTCGGAGAAAGATACTCACAGAATATTATTAAGACAATTGGAGTCTGATGTAGCGTGTGGGGAAGTGGGTGCATTTAATATAAAACCATTAGAGGAGCTAAAGACATGAAAGTTTTAAATTCATTAAAATTAAAGGATGTGTTCTACGAGTTTGTACACACCAGAAAAACTAGTTTCGAGGAGTTAGAATATACTGCTCGTCACATGGGATATCTTTTAGTAGGCATAAAGTTTCCTAACGATCATGTTTACAAAGATAGACCACCATCTCCTGCTTACTTAATTGTAGAGCATGGACAAACAAATAAACATTACAGATTGGAGGTATAGTATGAATGTATGTAGTTTATTTGATGGTGCGTCATGTGGGCAACTTGCCTTACAACGTGCCAATATATCTGTAGATAATTACTATGCTTGTGAGATAGACAAACCTGCTATACAGATAACACAGAAGAACTTTCCTAACACAATACAATTAGGAGATGTCACAACTGCTAATTATTATTTTGACAAAGACATAGATTTACTCATGGGTGGATCACCATGTCAGGGATTTTCTTTTGCAGGAGAACAGTTAGCATTTGATGATCCACGTTCTAAGTTATTCTTTGAGTTCATAAAAGTTATGAATGACTTAAAACCTAGATATGTTTTACTGGAGAATGTCAGAATGAAAAAGCAGTTTGAAGATGTGATTACAGAACACATGGGTTTTCCACCACAGTTATTAAATTCAAGTTTATTGTCTGCACAAAACAGATGGAGAAACTATTGGTTTGGTATGCTAATCAATGGCAAGTATGAACAGATAATCATATCACCTATGGAAGACAAAGGTTTGGTACTCAAAGATATACTGCAAGAAGATCATGATGAGCCACCTGTTCCTATCAATGAACGCAATGCTAGGCATCATCGGTCAGTAGATCAGAAAGCCTTATGCACGACTGCCACCATGCACAAAGGTGCAGGTAACAATGGTATGACGATTGTCGATAGATTAGTAGAGGTAGGCTATGCTGATAAGTATGCACATTACAAACATGGTCAAGCCAAGCGAGTATACCACATGAATGGCAAAGCACCTACGTTACTTACTATGCAAGGTGGTAACAGAGAACCTAAAGTTGCTACGTATTCAGCTAAAGGTGGTCGCATTGTTAATCGTAGGCTTGATGAGAAAGGTGTTCGCAAAGATTATCAGATGAACTTACCTCTCACACCACAGATAGAAGTACGAGGTGATGACAAGACAAACTGTCTAACAACTGTACAAAAAGATAATATCGTGGTAGAAGGTATGACATGGAGAAAGTTAACACCTATCGAGTGCGAGAGATTACAGACTCTGCCTGATAATTACACAGAAGGTGTATCAAAGACACAACGATACAAGATGATTGGTAATGGCTGGACAGTTGATGTGATTGCTCACATACTAGGTGAGATACTGCTCCCGAAAAAAATAAAGTCTGACAATTATGAGAAAGGATATTTTGTACATGCCTAAGAAAGTTAAACCCCATTGGGAAGTTATGTCTGACGATTCATTCAACAAGACATTAAAATTAATTATTATAATACTGTATGCTTATGCAGTATTTGAAGTAGCAAAGGAGTTATTATTATGATTACATTGGAACGATTAAAAAATGCAGTTGCAGACATCAAAGCAGATGACGAGTGGGTAAATGATAGCCACACAAAAGCAGAGCATAGAGGTGTGTGCAATGGTTTAGATATGTTAGTTAGACATTTTGAAGAACTAAATGAAAAAGAATAAAAAAGAAAAGCAAGAATACATATTAGATTGGGAAGAATATTCTAAACAAAATAATGTTTATTCTTGGCTTGCTTATATACTATATGTTATATTGTTTATACCCATGCTGATAGCATGGATTATTATAGAGTATAGGAAAGAATAATATGTTTAATAACGAAGATATAATATGGATTATACTTGGAGTATCTGCATTATCATTTATCATGGGATACTTCGGAATAATAACGTAATTACAAACAACAATGGAGAAAGGAGATATTATTATGCCATTAGACTTTGTAACAAATCCTCTATTTGATTTAGAGGGAACAGACCTTGACTTTAAGATTGAGTATTCACCAACTAAAATGCAAGGCAAAAAATATGTCCACAACTCTGTTACTGGAGATGTCATCGGCATCGTAGGTAGCAAGTTCAAGGCAGCCAATCACATTGACTTTTTCAATGGGATCAAAAAAGCAACACAAGACAACAGACTTCCTCACGAGTTAGAAGGTGCAGTAGTTAAGATTCAAACTGCTAGAAACAAAGCCTTTGCTCTCTTGGATATCAAGTTGCCTAATGTTGAGTTTACAATAACGACTAGCAAACATCAGACCAAGATCAATGAGCGTCTTGTCGCTCTTCATGGTGTAGATGGTTCTTGTTCTAATCAAGTATACACAGGTGGTATAGATTTCTACTGCACCAACGGGTTGATTACAGGTTCATATGAATCTATCAAACGTAAGAATACGAGTGGATTTGTACTGGCAGCTTATATCAATGAAGTAAAACAAGCTAGACTTACCTTTGATGAAAGTTGTAACAGACTGCAGAAGTGGGCAGATACACCACTCAATGTAGATGGCAAGACATTCCTTGCGAGTATCATCAAGTCAGAGACATTGGCTAAGAAGATGTATGCTCTAGCTTGTGAAGAGATAACCAAGCGTGGCAAGAATGTGTTTGCTCTTTACTCTGCATTCACTAACTATGCATCGTATGCTGATGAAAGAAATGGTTTCAAGATCAGAGAAACTGGTTTTGATACTCAAGCTGAGACTATGTGGAAGAGAGAGCAACAAGTTGCTAAGTGGATATCCACACCTCAGTTTCAATCATTGTTAGCAGCCTAATGAAGAAGATATTCAAAAGAAAATATGCTATCAATAGACACAAGAAAAAGCATATGCACTTATCTCAATCTAAGCAAAGAAAGTCTCTGAAAAGAGGCTTTCATCATGCTAGAGGAGATACGTTACAAAACTTTGGATTAAAGAGCGGGTAAAATGAAACTAAATAAGTTACTACAAGAATACTATTTGTCGTATGATTTCAACAACTTACGTGATGAAACTAAAGTACAATATAAATACTTTCTTGATGTGGCGATAAACACAGAGGTTGGTACTGCTAAGACTTTAGGCAGTATCAACTTTTCTGATATCACTACAAAGATTGCTAAGTTGTGTTACGAAAAATGGTGTGAAAAAGGCATTCATATGGCAAACCATGTGATGTCTGTTACAAGAATTATTTTTAATTATGCTATACATATGGAGTATACTGAGGTTAATCCTTTTTCAAATATAAAAAGAAGAACACCTCAACCAAGAAAAGTTGTGTGGACAAAACAAGATGTCAAGAAGTTTTTAGATTTAGCTTATTCTGATTTTAAATATAGAAACATTGGATTGATTGTACAAATGGCATACGAGTGGTGTCAGAGATTAGGAGACATGAGAACATTAACTTGGGATTGTTTAGATTTAGATAAACAAAAAGCACATATCACACAATCTAAACGAAGAGCAGAGGTTTTTCTTCCCATATCTGATGATCTTAATAGTATGCTAAAATCGCAGCAGGAAGACTTTGGATTTCAAAAGTATGTAGCACCTAGACCAAAGCCGAGAAGAGGCTTGTATGAGCCTTATTCGCTCACTAAACTACCTTTTATTGGAAGACAACTAATGAACATGGCAGGATTATCAGAAGAACTTAGATTATCTGATCTAAGAAGAACAGGTACAACTGAGATGGTAGACGCAGGAGTTTCGATGGGAAACATCATGTCTGTAACAGGTCATGCTAACCCTCAGAGTGTTAAACCATACATGAAGAATACCTTTCAATCTGCTAATGTTGCACTTAATTTAAGAAAAAATTTGACGGATTAAAATTAATATGGTAAAAGACATTAACTCTGTCCGGGGGTATGTGTTAGAGTTAGACATACCTATAGGACATACTAAAAGATTACATTGCCCATGTTGCAAAGGTTATAAAACTTTTACTGTAACAAACAATATGGGTGTAGTAGTTTGGAATTGTTACAAGGCTTCTTGTAACATAAGTGGTAACACAAGGGTGAATCTGTCTGTCGAAGATATTAAACAGACAAAAATAAATCCTCAATTTTCTCCTATACCTTTTGTGTTACCACATTACATTGTTCCTCATGATAACAGAAAAAAATTAGTCGAGTTCTGCGAAACATGGCAACTTGACGCAGACGCTCTTGATTTACATTACGATGTAAAAGAAGATCGTGTTGTGTTTCCTATCAAAGACAAAGGTGAAATTGTAGATGCGACTGGCAGAGCTTTAACATCTAGATTGCCTAAGTGGAAACGATATGGAAATAATAACTTGCCTTATTTTTATGGTGATGCTAAAGTTTCTGTTGTTGTAGAGGATTGTGTTAGTGCTGCTACTATTGGTGGCAACACATTTGTCGGGGTTGCGATTCTTGGCACTTCACTTTCTGAAGAACACAAGAATTTTCTTTCACAATTCTCTACGACAATAATAGCACTTGACCCCGATGCTATGCCGAAAATTTTTGCTTTTGCAAAAGAACTAAGAGGATATGTTAAAGACATAAAGGTATTAAGATTAACTGATGATTTAAAATATCGAAATAAAAAAGATGTAACTAATTTATATAACCTAACCCCGAAGGAGTAAAATATGGAATTAGCATTGTTACGAAGTTTAATGGATAAACCATTTTACGAAGAGCATCGTGGAGCACGATGTCCTGATAGATTGTTTAGTAAAGATGCAAGAAAGATTAAACAATCAATAGATCATGCGATGGACAGATACAATAGAACTGTCACACCTGATGAAATAGAAGCATTATTTATATCAGGTAATCCATCCATGACTACTGCTCAAAAACAAGCCTACTCAATATTATTTAAACAAATTAAAAAAGAGCAGACACTTGGAAGTGATGTAGCACAAGAGGTGTTATCAAAACTATTTCAACAAGTGATTGGAGAAGATGTGGCTAATCTTGGATTCGACTATGTAAATGGTACACAGAATAGTTTAGAACCATTACGACTACTATTAGAACAATACAATGATGACTTTACACCTGATCTAAATGTTGATTGGGATGACATTGAGATTGAAACATTACTTGCTAAAAATGATCTTGAGGCACGTTGGCATTTCAATATACCTGCACTCACTAGAATGATTAATGGTGTCAATGCAGGACACTTGATTGAGATAGGTGCAAGACCAAACACAGGTAAGACAAGTTTCCATGCAAGTATTATTGCATCACCCAATGGTTTAGCAAAGCAAGGTGCAAGTTGTATTGTCTTGTGTAATGAAGAAGGTAGTCACAGAGTTGGTGCAAGATATTTAACTGCAGCGACTGGCATGACAATGCAAGAGATAAAACAAAATCCATCTAAAGCAAGAGACTTGTATGCACCTATAAAAGATAAAATTAAAATTAAAGATGCGACTGGTCGTGATATGTCTTGGGTAGAAAGTGTTTGCAAATCGTATAAACCTGATGTACTACTTTTAGATATGGGAGATAAATTTGCAAGATCGCAAGGATTTGCTAGACCTGATGAGGCATTAAAAGCAAATGCAATTCATGCAAGGCAGATAGCCAAACAACATGAGTGTGCAGTATTTTATATGTCACAACTATCTGCTGATGCAGAGGGTAAGGTGTTACTAAATCAATCAATGATGGAAGGCAGTAGAACTGGTAAAGCAGCAGAAGCCGATCTCATGATACTGATTGCAAAGAATCCACCAAAGCAAGACGATGGAGATGTTGAAGACTTACAGAGACATTTAAACATTGTTAAGAATAAACTTACAGGTTGGCATGGTGTTATAACTTGTGAGTTGAATTATAAACTAGGAAGATACGAATCTTGATTGAAGTAAATGTAACAGAACAAATGTTTCTTACTGCAAGAGAAAAAGCAGTAGAAGTTGGAAAGCTAAATAACTCCATATTAAATGGTGGTGGTAACTTAGCAGGTTTTATTGGTGAACAAATTGTTTTATCAGTATTAGGTGGAGAATGGATTAACACATATCAATATGATTTAATTATTGATGGATACAAAGTCGATGTTAAAACAAAACAAACAAGTGTTAAACCTTTGCCACATTACGAGTGTAGTATAACTGAAGTAAATTCAGATCAAGATTGTGATTACTACGCATTCACTAGGGTTAAAAAAGATTTTAGTGTTGGTTGGTATCTTGGCGTTATGAAAAAGAGTGAATATTTTCAGCAAGCTAAGTATTTAAAAAAGGGGGAAGTTGATCCTTCTAACAATTATACTGTTAGAGCAAGTTGCTATAACTTAACAATAGATAAGTTAAAGGAGAAGTTAGAATGAAACTTACAATAGATGTAGAAAATACAGTTGTAAAAAGAGAAGGTAAAATGCACCTTGATCCATTTGAGCCATCTAATAAATTAGTTTTAGTTGGATGTTTAGAGGATAATGGACAAGAGCATTTATTTAATATGGATGTACCTGATGGAATATACCTGCAGGAGTTATTGGACAGAGCTACTATCATCATCGGTCACAACATAG